ATTTTCCCGACTGGCACGTTTCGACTTCAACTTTGCGAATAAACGGGAACTGTTGGGTGATGGGGTTATATGGATTTGAAAAATAAAAGCGGGGTGATTATTATGAAAAAGTTTATGACGGCAATCGTTATTTTGTTTGCCGCGTCCCGGGCTCACGCCTTGCAGGTGGGTGATATGACGATCACGGGGAATTTATACGCCGATCAGTTAAATGTTTCGACGTTCAATGCCGTCTCCCGGATTCTCTATCAGGACGGTTCCGTCCAAACGACCGCTTTGCAGTCGACCGGGAGCGTCGTTTTTGTTCAATCGACGCAAACGATTACGGGCGCAAAAACTTTTGACGCTCCGGCAATTTTTAGGTCGACCGTCAATTTTATTTACGAAGGAACGATCTCGACTTTGGCTTATAAATTTGAGGAGGTCGACCTTGCGACGACCGCATTAAAATTGACGCCAAACAATACGAATTACGTCACGTTGTGGTCGACACAAACAATCACGGGCGGGAAGACGTTCGGGTCAACGGTCACGATCAATAATGACTTGATGGTCAACGGGACGTCGTATCATACCGGGAACGTCAATATGCTCGGCCGATATATCATAAACTTATCGACCCCGGTCAATGATTTAGACGCGGCCAATAAAGTCTATGCGGACAATTTATTCAGAGTCGTCGTCGCGACGAAGCCCGCCGGGCTCGCCTCGACCTCGAGCTCAATCTGGACGAATTTAATTTCAACGTTTTCGTTTACTTTGCCAACGGGAAATTGGAGTGTGCAGGGCAATTTCAATGCGACCTTTACTTCCGCAAATGGAAACGTGGTGGCCTATTTTCGGATGGTGATAAACAATAGCGAAATGACAGGGGCGTCAAATATTGCGAATCAGGGGGTAGGGACGCGGGCGTCGCATATTTCCTTAAACACTTTTGAAAATTTGACGGGCGGGACATATAACGTTTATGTTGATTGGAGTTCACCGAACGGAACCGCAATCACACAAGACCCCGCGACGTGGAAAAGAGTCTTGATTATTAATGCGGAGAAAACTCAATGACAACTTTAACTTATACGAAAAATGCTATCAGTCCAGAAAAACTATGCGACGAAATTTTGGTCGCCGTCGGCAAAAAATTGCGCCGAACAGATGACGCGGAAATTCTCGACGGAAATTATGAATACATACAGCCGCGGCTCGAGTTAAATTTCAATGACGATTTATCGGCCGCGGATATCACGGCCGTCAACAACGCCGTCGCGGCGCACACGCCTTAATCACCATAACGACCGATAAAACATCGCCCGCTTTTTGCTTTCGATTTCTTCCTCCTGTAACGCTTGATATTCAATCGCCAACAAATGCGACGCCCGAAGCATCACTTTGATTTCTTCGTCAGAATATTTGTCGCGGTTCAAATTCATTTCGTCTTGAAAATGTTGATATCTGAAATAAACTTCCCTTTTTTCTTCAACCCGCGAAGTCACACACCCCGACAATAACGACCCGACAATCAACGCCCAAAGAATGCTCCTCATATAGCACCCCCATTTTACGGTTTATCACTTCATATATCGGTCGATAACTTCGATCGCTTCCCGCGCCCCGAATGCGACAACTGCCTGGAATCCGTTCGCTTGCAATTTTTCCAAAAACTCAACTTGATGCGGTTCGATCTTCCCTCCCCGTTGAATACCCTTGATCGCGGGGACTTTCAATTCGATAAAGAGGCCGTGGAATGTAAAACGGGATACAAAAATCATGATGTCTGGACATCCTTTTTTATATCCGGCGGCCTTCATTTTGACGGCCGTCCCCATACTCGTCCGCATTCCACCGCACGACGCCGTCCAGCAAATTCCTGGATAGGTCGAATCAATATGGCGAGCGACCGCCACCTGGTGTTGGTGTTCGTCGTGTATCATTTGACCCCCTTGATCAGCCAGAGCAATTTATTGATCTGGCTTCGGGAAAGCTTCAAGAAATACTTCGGTTCGGTCGTTCGGTCTTCGTCAACGTAAACGCGCCCCAGAAGCCGATCGATCTTTTTTTTCGTTGAAACGAAATCCCGCAAGAATTTAATTCGTTCCTTTTCATAAGTTTTGTGGCCGCCCCGCGCCGGCAGGGCTATTTTCAGATAATGATTTTGATTATTGACGATATTCGCGCACCGGCGCAACATCTTAACGTTCTGTCGCTTAATAAGCCGATATTTTTTCATCAGACCGTCAACATATTGACGCGCTTCCGTCTTATTCATGGCATCACGGAATTCCGAATATTTGTCACGCTTCATTTTGAACCCCCAGGTTTATACGGTCGCGGCGGCTTTTTCTTCCCGTTTCCGCGCCCACATTTTTTTGAGCGATAAGCTTAATTTTTTTCGTTGATGATAACTCCATTTATATTTTTTCCGATCGGCCGGTTCGTGATTATTCGCAAGTTCTTTTTGCAAAAGACTAAAAACCTTCGACGCGGGCAAGCCGACATCCTGCGATATATAAGTCAAGCTTGACCCCTTATTGAACCCCTGCACAATTTTTTTGCTTTTGCTATCTCGGCAAAAGTCACACATATTCTTCATTGGGTTTCCCTCCCTTTTTTAACTTTCATAAACTTTAAGAAAGTTATTTTTTATCCAGCTTTTGTATCACGAGGCGGTAAACCGGCACCTGCTTCGCAAATTCTTTTTTGATCGCCGCGACCTGCTCTTCGGCTTCCGGCGTCAATTCGTATGCCGTCCGCTTTGACGGGACGTTCTGCACGATAAACTTATCGCCGATGATCGCCTTTTCGACGCCTTCGAATTTTTCTTTGATTTCGTCGTGGAGATCGTCGTATTCTTTGGCCAGCGGCTTTAATTCTTCATGGCGCGCGACCGCAGTTTCGACCGCTTCGTCGATTATCAATTCCGCCTCTTTACTTGATAGGTCGGGAAGACAAATCAAAGAGAACGGGCAATAACCGCAAATGCTTTGATCATAAACGATTCTGTCGGGGTATTCCTTCGTGTCGATCTTTGCCGCGACCCGTTCAAGCTTCAAAAGAATGGCTTCGCATTCGCCATAATCCAAAAAGACCGGCAGAAGCTTAATATGGCCGAGACAATCGGTCAGAATGAAAATCCCTTCCTCAAGGTTATTTCCGAATAAATACATCTGGATTTGACGAAGGTATTTCCGCAAATACGGCTTTTTTTGGAAATCTTCAAGCGATTTGATTCCGTTAAAAATATTCGGGTTCATCGATTTGATTTCAAACGGCACCTTTTTACCTTCATATTTGATCATTCCGTCGATCTTGCCGCGCGCGATCAGCTTCCCGTTCTTCCCGATAACGTCAACCGGTTGCTGGGAAAGGATGACTTCGAAGCCGAGCTTGATCAGTTCGTTGATGATTTCCCGTTCCTGAAGGTTGCCGGCGTCAAGGCGTGACTGGACGTTGACGTCAAAAAGCTGGCGATCTTTCCAGTTCAAGACCGCATAAACCATTTGCCGCTCGCATTCGGAAATATCGCTCAAGATCGATTGATTTCGCGGGTATGAATTGATTTTTTTCGAAAGTTCTTGATTTCTCCGGCCGATAATCGCGTCGATCAGTTCGGTTGAAATGTTCATTTCGCCCCCCCTGTTTCCCCGTTAAAGCTTGAAATCGCCAGCCCCCATTTGTCTTTGGTGAAGTCGATCTTTGCAACGGCTTTTGATTCTTTCGCCGCCTTCGCAAGCTTCGCGACCGTTTCGCTGAATGTCGCATATTCGACCCCTTCGGCGTCAACGACCGTATATTTGACCCACGGTTTTCCCGATTCCTTATTCGTTCCAGACTTCATCAGGACGTTTTCGATTGTGACGTTCACGGAATTCGTTTCGGCCGCCGCCGCGTCTTGACCCTTGAAAGAATGCCCCCCAGCGGACGACAGAATGACCCCATTTTTCGTCAAAAAGTCGGGGTCAAGATGATGAAGCCCCAACAAATCCCTGACGCCCTCTTTTTTAGCGGCGCGCATGGCGGCGCATTTGATGTCGTCCTCTTTGATATCGTGAAGCGGCTTCCACGCCCCGTGGGCTTTGCCGAAGAACTTATCGCGGCTGGAAGCGCGGCCATAGACGCGAATTTCGGTATTCCGAAAGATCGCGTCGCAGGTAAATTCCCAGCGATAATATTCCCCCTTTTCGTCCGATTCTTTGATCTTTTCGGCGTTCCAGTTCTTAAAGCTAATGCCGAGCGTCGCCCCGATACGGTTCGCGCCGGCGAACCCGATCTCGGCTTTTTTGGCGGCGTCGTCCCCGAAGACGACCCAGTCACCTGGCTGGGCAAGCTTCAAGATCGCAAGGCGGATTTTGTTTTGACTTTGTATGATCTTTTCGATATTGTCGGCAAGCCAGAAAATGTCTTCCGCGCTTGATTTGGTGGTCGTGATAAGGCCGGACGAGTCGGGAAGCGGTTCGATTTCCCTTTCGATCGCTTCGATTTCGGCGAGTTCTTTTGTATTGTCAGTCATTGTGATTCCCTCCCATAAGATAGGTTAGTGCCGGACAGATTTTATTAAATGATTTATTTAATATCAATCGGAAAAAACAAAATAATATTTCAATATTGTAAAACTTACTCAATCTGTTTTTGCAAATATAAGCCGACCGCGCCGATCAACTGAGTCAATTCCACGTCGGTATAAGCGCGGACGTCAAGGCCGTATTCCCGCAGAAGAAAATCTTGAGCGAATTCTTGCGCTTCGTTCAAAGTGATTGATTTTGATTTCATAAAAATTCCCCCTTTCCGATATTATTTGATGCCTTTTTCCAGTCGCCCTTACAAAAGACCAGAACGTTCTGGTGCGTTTTGCAAAGCTTCCGGCCGCCGTTGAATTGACGGGTCACGCGCATGGACGCCGACCCGACAGACGTCATGATGATCGCTTCATTGTAAAGCTTCATCCCCGACTCCAAAAAGGCGATAACCGTTTCGCCGACAAAATTCCGATAATAACCGTCATCGTCGCGGAAATCGCCGACGACAAAGCAAGCGAACCGGTTTTCCTTCAATTTCTTGACCGCTTTTAGGATGATCAAACGGTATGCGCTTACGAAGTCGTGCCATTTCATGGCCGAAAGATCGTGCGGGTCATTGCTATAAACTTCGAGGTCGCCGTAAGGCGGGCAAGAAAAAAGGAAATCAGCTTCCGGCGCGCCGTCCAGCGTGTCGATCGAATCGCCCGTGACCCATTCGATCGGGTTGATCTTTGCGTGGTCGGGGCAGACTTCGGGGATTTGCGCGATGTTCGCTTCGATCTGTTCTTTGCGAAGGTCACAACCCCAGTATTTTCGGCCGACGCGGCACGCGATAATCCCGCGAACCGAACCGCCGGCGAACGGGTCGATGACTTGACCGCCTTCGGGACTAAACCATCGATATGCAAGCTCGCACAATACGGGGTCAAAAATGCTTGTGTTTAGCTTTTGGGCTTCGTCGCTGTAATATTCCTCCATCATTTTCGTCGGGTCATACCGCTGGGTCGGGATGGCGTAGGTCAGGGATTTCTTTTTCTGCCATGCGGCCGCGCCGTTGAATGTCAAGTCGTCCCCGCGCCCCAGTTCGCTTTTGATTCCGGTCGCTATCCACGCTCGCTTCCGTTCTTGCCATTCGCCCGATCGGGCGTCAAAGATTGAAAAGGGCGGGAAGAGAAACTTTTCGGCAACGAGACCGCCGTGGTCTTGCTTAATCGGTTCGCCGAATAGGTCATTTCCAAAGATTTGTGGTTCGCTCATATATCCTCCTTCAAAAGACCGGCCTGCCGATCTTTGGCGTCAAGAAGCTTTTCGATCGCGTCTTGAAGCTTGATTATGTCGATGTCTCGCTTCGCCTGCAGGCACGTCTTTATGGCGATCTTGATAAGCCCATGAAGACTGATTGACCCGTCTTCCCGATACGTTTTGACGACGAGTTTCGCGATTTCGTTATAATCCCGCTTTTTCATTAGATTTCCTCCGTTTAAGGTTCGACCGCTTTTCAAAAGCGAGCGAAACGAGGTTATTCTGGGCGACCATAAGTTCGCGGACGGCCGCGATCAGGTGGGTCAAGGCGCGGTCGTGCGGGGTCGCGCCAGTCTTCCGCAGGACATCCTCGGCCGTGGTCAGATGCAATTTGACGAGCTCTTTGCTTTGAAAATAATTCGATAATCGGCTCATAAAATCCTCCTTAATATAACCGGCTCGCGTCAATCCATTTCTGCCCGCCGTTCTTCGTTGTGATCAAAGCGTCGACACGATTATAAACTTGCCGAACGTCCATCACCTTAATTTCGACCGGCATCCCTTCAAGCTTTACCATCGTCTTTTCCAGATATTTCTTCGCTTCGTTTATTGTGATCATCTTAATCCCCTCCATTGCCCTTCTGATTGTGCCTTCCATTACATATATACAATATGTCGTCATTTTTGTCAAGGGGTAAAAATAAAAGTGACGGAATTACGTCGCGCGCTTTTTAAGTATTTTTTAAGCACCGGAAAAGATTTATTTTCTCGCGCTTGACTTTGTTTTATTTATTTTTTAAGATTTGTGCCATGAGCCAAAGCAACAAAAAATCAAAATCAAATTTCCGACGCGGGTGCGGCCGTGCTTTGGCTCATACCTTCATTGCCCCCCGCGTCCCTTTTTATGTCTGAAATTATAACCGATCAACCACAGCGATGCCCGACTTGCGGCCACAATATTTCGCGCCGGCAGGTCGCGGTCTTTCGCGGGATGGTCGTCGCGCTTTGGAAGGTTTATCGATACGCGAAACAAAATGGAAAATATATTGTGTCGCGAAAAGATATCAAACACCTTTTCGAATCCGAAAATGAAACGGCGCGGTTCGGCGACTGGCGTTTATTCGGCCGGCTTTTATCGAAGCCACGAAAGGGATATTATCAACTCAATCTGCGCTTGATCGAAGACTTTTTTCGTGGACGCCTTGAAATTCCCACGATCGCGTGGGTCGGCGGCCAACACGACGCGGTTCAATACGAAAATTATGCAACCGTTTTGAATATCAAGGGAATATCCGAATTTTTGAACGCTGATCAGCAATGGGTCGTCTTATATCTCAATCAAGAACAGGGGGAACTTTTTTAATGCCACGAATCCGAACCGTAAAACCCGAACTATTTTTTGACGTTGAACTCGGCGAAGTTTCAATCCCAGCGAGGTTTTTATTCATCGGCCTATTCACGCAGGCCGACCGGCGCGGCCGGCTTGAAGACTCGCCGAAAAAGATCAAGGCGAATATATTCCCGTATGACGAACGGGTCAACGTTGACGCCATGCTTAATGAATTATCAAAGAAATTTATAATTCGTTACGAAATATCAGGGAGAAAATATATACAAATCATGACATTCGAAAAAAATCAACGGATAAGCGGGAAGGAGATGAAATACGAATCAATTTTCCCGCCCGTCCCCGAAGCTTCCCTTGAAGCGTTCGGGAAGCAGTCGGGAAGCAACGGGGAAGCAGTCGGGAAGCATCTGGGAAGCAACGGGGACGGGGGAGAATCCCAGGAAAGGGAAAGGGAACAGGAACAGGAAAGGGATGTATGTATGCCGTATGCTTCGCACCCTAAAGGGCACGAAGCCGCCGACCCGTCTTTAAGCCCTTTTTTAGACTTTCCGGTGATCGGGCAAGAAGGCGCAAGCTGGATTTTAACCGAAGCGAAGGTCGCGGAATATAAAACGACCTTCCCGCATTTGAACGTTGAAAACGAAGCGCGGAAGGCGCGGCAATGGTTGACCGACAACCCCGCGCGCCGGAAGACCGCAAGGGGAATGACTCGGTTTTTGTTTTCATGGCTTGAACGATCGCAAAATTCGAAGGGAGGGGGAAATGGACACAATCAATTCGGGAAAAATAATTCAATCGTTACTGGAAGTGCCGCGCCCATCGCGGGCAAATATGCTGGGGTCAAAAGCTGAACCGACCGGATGCATTGAGCGTTACGAAGCCGGCTGGAATCAATACGAAGACTGCGGAAAGTGCGAATATTGTCTTTCGGTTGAAAAAGAAAAGGGCAAAAAAAGATGGGTCGAAAAAATCGGCTTGAAGGCGTTCGAAGAATTCTATTTCGAACGGTTCGAAGTTCACGCCCAAAATAAAACCGCTTTCGAAAAGTGCAAAAGCTTTGATTTTGCAAAAGACAACGTTTATATTTACGGCGAATGTGGAACGGGGAAATCGCATCTGGCTTATTCGATCATAAAAAAATTCAACGTCAGCGATTCGGAAGTCGTCAAGCAGACGGAATTGATTCGGAAATTTCGCGGGAAAGAAGCCGACGAAGAGGAGAAATTGATTTCGTTTTATTCGAAAATCCCTATGCTATTCATCGACGATCTCGGCGTCGGCCGATCGACTGAATTCGCGAATCAAATTCTGTATGAAATAATTGACAAGAGAATGATGAATTATGTCAACGGCTTGATCGTCACGAGTAATTTGTCGCTTGACGATCTTTCGAAAAAGATGGACGACGACCGGCTGGCGAGTCGAATTGTCGGGCTTTGCGAAATCGTCAAAATTTCCGGCGTCGATCGGAGGATAAAATGAACATGACCCCGTTCCCAAAATCCGACTGCCACAATTTCCCGATCGAATTTTTTCGGGATATCGAAGACGATCACGGCAAACGCGTGGTCAAAGAAATTCCGATCTGCACGAAATGCAAAGAACGGTGCGCGCCGATTTATTTAACGCCGCCGCTGGTCAAGGAGGAACGAAGCGAATGGCAAAACGACGATTGACATATTTTTATTATGCCCACGCCGGCTGGTGGAAAAAGCCGTTTCACTTCAACGCGCTTTGGGACTATCCGACGAAGTTCGCGGACGGCACTCGGGGAGTAAAAATTAAAATTACCGTCGAAGAAATAGAAAATGAATAAAAATATAAAAACAAAATGTGGTAAATGTGGGCATACGGAAAATAATCACAAAAATGGTTATTGCAAAGTTAAAATTCAATGGCCTTTCCCTTTGCCATTTGGAAAACAAAAAAGAAATTGTGGCTGTTTAAGATTTTATATAAGCTGAGGAGGAAGACGAAAATGAGCAACCCGTATTATCCCGAAGGCGTGACGGAAAAAGACATTGCGAAGCGGCGGAAGGCGGTCGCATGATCGACAAAAAACAGCTTGAAAAAGACGCGACCGAAGTCGAAAAGCTTATCGGCGAATTTATAAACAATTTGCCGAAACGGTTAAGAAGGCAAGGCGCATTGATGGGCGCGCTTTTGACGCATATCACCGGAATCTGGGTCGCCGGCAAAGCCGCACAATTCGGCGACAAAGAATTTCACGACATGTGTCAGGCCTTTCTTGATACGGCAAAAGAACGGGAAGATTATTTTCAAAACAAATAAATTTGGCGATGAAGAATTTATTTTAATGGCGCGCGCATTTTTGAAGACAGCAAAAGCACGACGCAAAATCAAAGGAGGATGGAAAAATGAAAATTGAAAACGAAGTCGAAGCGCAAGAAGATCTCGAAAAGGCAATGAGGCGGACGGCCGCGCTTCATACTTTGCAACCGACCGCGACCGGCGCGGGCTTGCTGGGCGGGTCAATCTGGAACGAGCACAGAATTCGGGAAATTTCAAACGGATATATTTTCACGTCAAAATATAACGACGAAATTTATGCGAAGACGCCGCGCGCTTTGGGGAAAGCGATTCAGAATTATCTTGAACATCGCCTGAAATATACCGGCGAAAGGATGGATAATTTATGAAACTCGCAAATCGATTGATCATCGAACGGATTAAAAATCTTTTTGACCGGCTTGATTATCAAGAGCAAGTCGATTTGATTCAATCGTTGAAACTTAAAAGCAAAAATTATGACGTGGGGTTCAAAGTTTCAAAAAGATTGCTAAAAGATAATCACGCGGAACATCTGAGATTGCATACTAAAGTTTTTAGCAATCAAAAGCGAGCCGCGAAATGAGCCGCCGAGAAATTTGCGACGTTTGCGAACGATGCGCGCCGCACGTCAACGTCAAATATTCGCGCAAGCGTCGCTGGGCGTGGTTCGAATGGCAATATGACTCGCAAGGCGGCTCGGACTGGCGGATGGACGTTTGCACGTCTTGCTGGGCAAAGTTTGAGGAATTTTGCAAAATAAAAAAATAAATTTGACAATCGAAAATCTTTTTTGTAAATTTTGCGCATGAATGAACCGCGCGAGATTATCAAAACATAAACGTCAGCAAGTCAAAAGACTTCTGGCGTCTTTTTATTTCCGCCGGCTTTACGAATTGACGCTGGAAATCAAAGCGCACGGCAAAGCGCGCCTTGACAAATACGAAAACTCGGGGCAAAGTTATATTAAGCACTACCCGAAATAATTTAACGGAGAAAATAATGCCGTTTGACAGCAAAAAACAACAACGCTGGGCGTTCGCAACAAAGCAACCCTTCGCAAAACGATGGGCAAAAGAAACCGACTTCCCCGAATTGCCCGAACGAAAAAGAAAAGCAAAACATCTCGCCTTGAAAAAAATAATGGGTTCATGAAAAAAGAAAAGAAAATCAATTTCGGAAGACCGACGACCTATGACAAAAAATATTGTCAATCGATCGTCGATTTTTTTGACCGCGATCTCACCGTTCAAATCAAAGCCGGCCTTGACCTTGCCGGACGTCAACTTTATAAAACCGTCGCAAACGAACTTCCCCTCTTTTCTTCCTTCGCGACTTCAATCGGCGTCACCCGCGATACGGTAAACGAATGGGTCAAAGTTCACGAAGAGTTCTCCGTCGCGCATAAAATGGCCGCTCAATTACAAGAGCGAATGTTGATATCAAACACGATGAAGGGATATTATCAGCAACCGTCCGGCATCTTTGCGATGAAGAATTTGCTCCGCTGGACTGACCGAACCGAAGTCACCGAAACGAAATTCATTTTTGATTTTGTTGGAAAGATAAGCGATATCTTGAACCGAACCGTTCCCGACTTTTGCCCGCATTGCAAAAAGCTTTTGACCTTGCGCGAAAATACGATCAAACAGCTTGAAGAATTATCGCACAAACTTGAAGTCGGAACGAAGCGGCAATCCGATGGCTCTTAAACCGGAACAGCTTCGGGAAGCGGCGCGGGTATTGAAAATGAAACCGACGAAAGAACGTCTTGATGTCTTTTTCGAATATATCGTCATCTTGATCGAAGATTTGAGTGACAAAATTGATAAACTTTCCGAAAATAAAGCGAACGATTCAAACACACCTCCACCGGCTGTTTGATGACTTCCACAAGGGGGAAGAAATGGAACGAGAAGAATTCCTTCGCAAAATGGCCGAAGGTAAACGAAAAAAGCAGGAAGAGGAAAGTTCTTTGACGACCGCAACCACGCCGCCGGTTCAATCGCCGGAAGCGAATTTGACCGCCGCGAAAAGCAACGTCGCAATCGTCGCGGACGAAATGAAAATCCGAAAAGCGTTCGGAATCTTGAAGCGGGAAGGGACGATGCTTTATTTCTTGCGGACTTATTCGATTATCGGGAATCAAGTCGTCGGGCAAGAAGACTCGGTCGAAGATTTATTCGGGATGGTCATGGGGCGGCTTCAAAACGAAGTCGAATATGATAATCAATGAATAAATATATCACAGATGAATCTATTGTGCACGGTCTGCTTATACTTGCTTTTTGCGTTGATGGTTTTTTGCACCGTTTTTCTGTTCCCCACGTGATCGCCATTTTGGGCGTTCTGTTGATTCACTACCGGCGCGACGCCCTTCCGGCTATTGAAAACAAAAAAGGGGCAAATCCGGCCGCAGAATCGGTAGAATACGCGCAACTCAAATTTGACGTTGAAATGCTTCAAGAAAAAGTAACACAATTAAATGCTTTGATCGCTTTCAAGACCGGACTGGGAATCAAGACCCCACAACCGCCGGCGCAAGGGCAAAAATGAAATGCCGATCGACCGCGTCGGATATAACAATCGCCTCGCGGTTGATACGCTGGTCGAACGGTTGCGACAAAGCAAGGGATTTTTCCACGATTTAGATTCAGAAGCAAAATGGCGTGACGGCGATTTAAGTTACAAATTCTGGCCGGTTCAACGAAGGATGGCCGAAATTCTCGAATCGCCTGGTTCTTTGAAAAAAGTTCTTAATTGCAGTCGGCGAATACGGAAGACCACGACCGCGCTGGTCAAGTCGATTGAAAGGGCTTTGAAAAAAGAGTATTGCATGATTCGCTTTGCCGCACCGACCGGAAAGATGCTTCGAAATATCATCCACCCGATCATGCGCAAAATTTGCGAAGATGCACCCCCCGACCTCAAACCTATCTGGAAACTTCAAGACGGATTCTACTATTTCCCCTCGACCCGAGCAGAATTACATTTAGCAGGCGTGAATAACGGCCACGAAGACGACCTTCGCGGAACGGCCGCTGATCTTTGCGTCGTTGACGAAGCGCAACTGATCGACAAGCTTCGATATATTGTCAACGACGTTATGATGCCGCAACTAATCGATCAAGACCGCGCGCGCGGGACGCTTTGGCTTTTGCTGACCCCGCCGAAAACGCCGATTCACGAGTGCATGGAATATGTGCAAGAAGCGCGGAACGCGGCCTGTTACGCCGAATTTGACATCGATCAAAGCGAATACACGGAAGACGTCAAAGAAATTTTCGCGCAAGAAGCCGGCGGGCGCGAATCGGTTACGTGGCAACGCGAATACATGTGCAAGTTCATCGTGGACACGAATTATTCAATCGTTCCCGAATTCAAAGACGAACATGTGCGCGAATACGTGCCGGACGAATACTTCAAATTTTATGAAAAGTATGACGGGATGGATATCGGGGTCAGGGATAAAACGGTCGTGCTTTTCGGGACTTAC